TCAGTGGCTGCCGGAATGGCCGAAGCCGCCCGCGCCGCGTTGGGTTTCGTCGAACTGCTCGACCAGCTCGAAATGCGCCTGCACCACCGGTACCAGCACCAGCTGCGCGATGCGCTCGCCGATGGCGATGGTGAAGGGCGTCTGGCCACGGTTCCAGCACGACACCATCAGCTCGCCCTGGTAGTCCGAGTCGATCAGGCCGACCAGGTTGCCGAGCACGATGCCGTGTTTGTGGCCCAGGCCCGAGCGCGGCAGGATCATCGCGGCCAGGCCGGGGTCGCCGATGTAGATCGACAGGCCAGTGGGGATCAGTACGGTCTGACCCGGTTCGAGGACGACGTCCTCCTTGAGCATGGCGCGCAGGTCGAGGCCGGCCGAACCGGGGGTGGCGTATTGCGGCAGCGGGAATTCCTGGCCGAGGCGAGGATCGAGGATCTTGGCTTGCAGAGCGTGCATGGTCAGTTCTTGTTCAGTCGTTCGGCGATAAGGGTGATCAACTGGCGGGCGATCTTGCCCTTGCTGGTCTGGGCGAAGCTGATCTGCTGCAGTTCGCGGTCGATCACGGTGATAGCGTTCTCTTCACTATTGAAGCCGATGCTGGGGTTGGCTACATCGTTGGCGACGATCAGGTCGAGATTCTTGTCGCGCAGCTTGCGCGAGGCGTATTCGAGCAGGTTCTCGGTCTCGGCGGCGAAGCCCACGCTGAAGGGGCGGTCGTCGCGGCCGGCGATGGTGGCGAGGATATCCGGGTTGCGCACCATTTGCAGGAGCATTCCTTCGCCGCTGCTGGGGTCTTTCTTCAATTTGTGCTGGGCGACCACTTCCGGGCGGTAGTCGGCCACTGCTGCAGCGGCGATCAACACGTCGCAGGGCATGGCGGTTTCGCAGGCGGCCAGCATGTCGCGGGCGCTGACCACGTCGATGCGGCTGACCCGGTCCGGTGTCGGCAGGTGCACCGGGCCGCTGACCAGGGTGACCTTGGCGCCTGCCTCGGCAGCGGCTTCGGCCAGGGCGAAGCCCATCTTGCCGGAGCTGTGATTGGTGATGTAGCGCACCGGGTCGATGTTTTCCTGGGTCGGGCCGGCGGTGATCAGGATGTGCAGACCGTCCAGCGCCTGGCGCTGGAAGCAGTCGGCGGCGAGCAGGGCGAGATCGTTGGGCTCGAGCATGCGGCCAAGACCGACGTCGCCGCAGGCCTGGCTGCCGGAGGCCGGGCCGAACAGGCGCATGCCGCGGCCTTGCAGCAGCTCCAGATTGGCCTGGGTGGCGGCGTCGCGCCACATGGCCTGGTTCATCGCCGGGGCCAGGGCGATGGGTGCATCGGTGGCCAGTACCAGGGTGGTCAGCAGGTCATTGGCCACGCCCTGGGCCAGGCGTGCGATCAGGTCGGCAGTGGCCGGGGCGATGAGAATCAGGTCGGCCCAGCGCGCCAGTTCGATATGGCCCATCGCGGCCTCGGCCGCGGGGTCGAGCAGGTCGAGGTGCACAGGATGGCCGGACAGGGCCTGCAGGGTCAGCGGGGTGATGAACTCGCGCCCGCCCTGAGTCATCACCACACGGACTTCGGCGCCCTGATCCTTCAGCCGGCGAACCAGTTCGGCGCTCTTGTAGGCAGCAATACCGCCTCCCACGCCGACGATGATGCGTTTGCGATACAGCCGCTGCATAGGCCTGCCTTTTATATACCGGTGGATGTGCGCCACGTGACCAACGCCTCCCCAGGCCGGCCCCGTGTAAAAAGATGGGCTACGATAGCACAGCGCCCGCAGCGGAACAGCGGGCGCCTGGCTAGATGAGGCACCTCTAAAAAAACGTAGGCGAGGCAGCCAGCACAAGGCAAAAACAAGCGAAAAAGCGGAGTTTACGAGCTGTAAATGAGCATTTTGAGCTTGTTTTTAACGCTGTAGCGCCGCGCGAAAAATTGGCGCCATGTGCGCGATAAATAACGACATGGCGATTTTGCGCATAGGGCAACAGAATTACCAAATCATGGCGAGCGCATCACCCGGTTAGTCCCATCGTATGAGATTGCTACGAACTGCCTCCTGAATGACGACCAAGCAACGCTTGTCCATGAGTTCAGCGCAGGAACAGTTCGCGCCGTCCAGTTGATACCGTCAGGGCTGGTCATGACTCGGTCACTGAGCGTTCCAGTGATAGCGACAGCAACGAACAGATTGACAGTGTCAGCCCAGACAACGCTGCGCCACCAGTTAGCCGCCGCAGCATCACGTAGCACCCACGTATGCCCATCTTCACTGGTCATGACACGCTTGGCGCCATCAAATGCAACTGCGCAGAACCTAGCCTGCAGCGGCGACCATGCAATAGAGAACCAGCTAGCGGTGCCCGGAGAATCGACGCTTGTCCAGTTGATGCCGTCCGGGCTGGTCATCATACCGGCGCTTGAAACTGCAACCATGAGGCCAAGCGCTGGCGACCAGGCGATAGATACCCACACCTGCAACGGGCATGTGCGCAGCGTCCAGTTGATGCCATCCGGGCTGGTCATGACGCGCCCAGTGGCGCCGTCATCCGATACTGCGACCCAGATACTGAGTTCAGGCACCCAGATAACACGTCTCCAGGACTGAGCTGCAGCAGCCGCCCTCAGAGTCCAGTTGATGCCATCCGGGCTGGTCATGACACGGTTCCCGGTGCCAGAGGCGGCAACAGCACACCACTGCGACAAACCAGGCGACCAGGCAATCGATTGCCAGCTCAGATCAGCAGCAGATGTGCGCAGCGTCCAGTTGATGCCATCCGGGCTGGTCATGACACGGTTCCCGGTGCCAGAGGCGGCAACAGCACACCACTGCGACAAACCAGGCGACCAGGCGACATCGACCCATTGGTTAGAACCTGGTGTCGTACTGGCCTGCCAGACGACACCTGTATTCGGATCTACAGGCAGCTCGCCTGGTGACAGAAGATGATTAAAGGTGTGACGGTGCGCCTGAAAACTGCGCAATCCTGAACGCAAAGCCCACAGCTCCAGCTTGACCTGCCCCTCATATGGGGTTGATAGCGTTAATGGAGAAAGCCCCGTCTCACGCGCAAGCAGCAGATCGTTGTCAGCACGTTTGAGCAACGCTTCATATGACATTCCTGCCTCTGGCGTCACATCGCCAAATGCACTATCGATCAGTTGATCGGCCTGCGACAGCCGATTGCGATTGACGAAACTGACAGCGACATCGCCCACGATTGCGCTTGGATAGTAACTTCCACCGACCTGAAAACGACCTGGTGGATATGGCCGGCCCTGCCGCCCAACCAACGCCAACGAATCAGCCACCGCCAACCCCTCGGCCAACTGTCCCTCGCTCGTATTCGTCAACAGCTTTGCCTGGATGGTAACGCCGCTGGTGTACTCCGTTTCGTCTGCGCCTTCGAACCCATCGTAGAACCAGATCCGCGCGCCAGCGGCGTGGGGTGCTGGCACGGTATCGGCGCAGCCACGGGCCAGGGTGACCTGGCCCGTGGTGAGGTTGATGGCATCCACGCGCAAGATCTCGTCATCGAGCAGCGCTGCCTGGCCAATGGCGACCTGGTCGAGATCGAGGGCGGCGGTCACCGTCACGACGTTCGGCCCGGCCGACGCCGGCAGGGCGGATACAAGCAGCGCGGTCGGGCACCAGTCCGCCGTGCCCCGATCGGTGAACGAGCCGCTGGTACCAGGACGAGTCAGCAAGCTGTAGCTGAGTGAGAGGCCGCTGGGCCGCGCGGCAAGAGATACCGCCCAGGCAGCGGTAACGTCGAGCAGCGACAGGTTGGCTTGGTCGATCAAGCCAGCCAGCTCGCGATATGGCACCTCCATCAGCCGCCGCAGGGTCGGGGCGTATGGCGTGCGATCAGGAGGCACGTAGCCGCTCGGCGGTACCACGACAAACGACGATGACGGTAGCCCGAACACGTCCTGCAGGCAGGTGATGGTGATGGTGCCATTGACCAGGGTGCCGTCCTCGATGCGCCCGGCGCGCACCACCACTTCCGCAATACCGCGCTTGAGCGAGCGAATGCGGAACGGATCCGCCGGGCCGATGTTCGCGGCCCGCCTATCCAGCTTCACCTTGTACTTGCGCAGGTTGCTGGCCTTAACCCGCATGTCGCGCTGAGCTACACGCGCGGCCAGATCGCCGGTCGGGATAGCCGGGTAGCTTTTGGTCTCGGACGACGGCCCTCCCTGGACCTGCGCGATTGCTGGGTTCACTGCACGGGCCCGGCGCTTCTTGCCGGTAATGGCGTCGACGAACTCCACATAGAGCTGGCTCGGCGCCTGCACCGCGCTGCCGGTTTCGTCATCCTCGATGCTGAGCAGGCCGCTGTCCTCATCGAACAGTGGAAGATCCTCGACGTCGTAATCGTCGCGGATCAGCTTGAGCGTGATAAGCCCGGTATTCCGATCGGGGCCGCAATAGGCGCCAATGTGCTCACAGATCTGGTCACGGAAATCGGCCAACGTGCCCTGACTGCGCTTCCAGCCGATGCACAGGCCGAAGCCTTCGTTGAATAGTGTCAGTGCCGCTGCGCGCCAGGCGGCGTCATCGAGCATCGAGCGATCGAGGCCACGGCCGTTCTCGCGGTTGGTGTAGGTCTCATAGAGGATGTGAGCCGGGTTCATCGCCCGCACCTGGCCGCCGGCGAGGTCGATCGCGCAGGTCTCCGGGTACCAGACCGCACCATCCCAGCCGGCCATACGGCGATAGCTGAGCGTCTCCCATTTCTTCGGGTAGGGGTTAATCGAGGTCACCAGGCCGGAATAGAAGAAGCCGGCAAAGCCCCGGAAGTTCGGCACCAGGCCACCGCCCAACGCCGCGGCGAGGCGCGTGTTCAATGGCTGGGCCTCGTCGCCCATCATCAGATCGAACTGACCCTGGATCCCGCCTTCGCCCTTGTCGCCACCAAACAGGTTAGGCGCATTGATGCTGATGGTTTGGCTGCTGGTGGCATTGCCAGACCATGCCACCTTGCCGCTGGCGCGGATCTGCAGCAGGCCATCAATCGACTTGGCCAGCGCACCGTGGATGTCGAACGAATAACGGAAACCAACCGTCTGCGCTTTAGAACTGGTTCCCATCTCGGGCCTCCTCAACTGCTCGTGCATGGGCCACCAGGTGCTCGGCCAGCGCGTTGCCCGTGGCGAGCAGCCGCTCGGCGTCGATACCCTCGCGGACGAACTCCAGCCAATCCAGACCATGCTCTGCGAAGAACGCGCGGGACTGCTTGGCGCAGTAGCCAGCGCGCGTCGTCCAGGTCGGCACGGTGTGCAGGTGCTGGATGGTAACGATCAACGGCTCGGTCACTTCTTGCTCCCCTTCACTTTGATGGCCCGGCTGCGCTGGTTGCGCACGGAAAGCACCATCCAGTCCGTCTGCCACACCTGCCCGAAGATCCACTCTTTCTCAGTTCCTTCATCGCAGCGCGGAAAGTCGAAGTCCTGGAAGAAGGCGGGCTTGGGCTTCTGCGTCTTCGGCTGGTTGGCCTGATTGATCAGGAATGACGCGACGAGAATTGCAATCTGCACCCACATCAGAACACCTGCTCGCCGTCGAAGGGGCTCTTGCCATCCATCTGCGGTTGGCCACGAAAGTTCGGCAGATTGCTGAACTTGGCGCTGCAGGTGCTGGCAGTGAAATCGCAGCCCGGATACACGCGAATCGACTGCCCAGCAGCCAGTGCGAACGTGCCGCCCATCAGCACCAGCTCGCTGCCGGTGTGGCGCTCGATAGTGCGCCGGTCGTACTCGCCCTGGCCGATGGGCCATTCCACCCATCCGGCGGTGAACCAGCCATCGGCATACGCAGCCAACGCGCCGCTACTGATCGCGGCGCCGGTGAGGGACTGGATAACGGTGTCCACACGCAGCGGGTTGAGGTCGACCTTGCACCAGGGCGAGCCGAGAATCGTCGTACAGGTACGACTGAACGTATCGATCAGGCCTGGCCGATCCATTTCCGCATCGATGTCGCTGCAGGTGATCGAGCAGGTGTCCAGCGCTGGCCAGCGCACGTTCGAGATCTCGCCGGTGTATCGCCACTTGCGATCGCTCTCGCCGTAGTGCATGTCGTAGACGATCAGCCCTATTGAGGCGCTAGGCTGGCTATTGCGGAACGGCTGCGCGACCTCGATGTCGGCCGGCGCGGTGATGATCAAACTGTCCTGCTTGGCAACGCCGCTCTGGCGGATGCCGTTGTCCTTGATGCCACCGCGAACCGTGCGGTAGATCTGAGTACCGAACGTGATATCCCGGCCGCTGGTGTTGTACAGCCAGCGCATCACGCCACGACGGAACTCGTAGAGGCGAATCGGCGAGCCACTGGCCAGCGAGGCCTCGCGGCTATCAAAACTCATCGTCGCGCTCCTCTGTAAACACAGTTGCCCATGCGGCAACGCCTTCGCTATCGGTCATGTGCTCGATGCGCTGCACGTCCGCCTCGAACCGGCAGAGATTCATCCAGCTGATGCGCGCCACGTCACCCGGCTGGATCTCAATGCCTAGGGCGGCATCGATGGCCAGGCGCTCGGTCTGGCCATCCAGCTCAATCGCGCCGGTGATGCGGCGCATTAGAACCGCACCGTTCCACAGTTCGACGCGGATATCGCGCCGCCCAGGCTTGCCGCTGCTGAATCGGGTGTAACCGATGTTCGCCACGTCGAGGGTGGTGGCCACCGCCGATGCCGTGGCCATCAGAGTCACGTCATCCATGTGGCTCGGCACCCACACGACCTTTTGCCGGCCGCGCATGCCATAGATGAACGAGCGCACCAAAGCGCGCGCTTCTCGGCCCAGATCCAGGTGCCGTTGGCCGAGCATCTGCAGGGCGCGCTGGGCGGTATCGGTGATCAGCGGGATGGCCATGCCGCTATCGAGCGTGGAGCGCAGGCGTTGGGCTGAGTGGGTCAGGTTCTCGCTGTCGTCCGGGCGACGATCCCAGACCGGCCTTCCTCTATATAGGGTTGTCGGCAGCCATTCCGGCCATTCGCATTCCTCGACAACCAGGAACTGGACGCTGGCTTCGATCAGGCGATCGGTCAGCTTGGTCAACTCAGGTTCAGACTGCAGCTGTGCGGTACGCACCGGGTATAGGCGCGAGCCAACTGGCCAGGCCTGCCGCGTGCCACGCTTGAGCTGCAGGCCGTTGCTCTGCACATCGATGATCTCAACGGCCTCATACGTGAAGGCATCCTCGCCGCGCAGCATGGCCAACCCGCCGGCGCGAAAATCCAGGTAATCGGTGGCGCACTGGATGAACTCGGCGCCGACGTCGACGGCTACGTCGAGCAGTTGGATATCTGGCCAGATCGGCATGGCCCAGATGCGATCGCTCCAGCCGAACAGCGCCAGATCCAGGTACTGCCGCTCACGGCCCTCGGCATACATCGGGCCGCTGAACTCACGGCGCGGCGCCAGGCGCAGCTGGCGGCGCTGGCTGACGGCTGATTCGCTCTGCAGGATATCGGTCGAGGCGGTCAGCGTCTCCTCGATGCCATCACCCCAGTCCGGGACGAATGTCCAGGCGATGATGCGGTTGGCAGTGATGCGCAGCGTGGCAGTGATATCGCCCTCGAACTGCCATGCGAGCCTGGTATCCAGCACAGGCTGGCCGTCTGGGGTGACAGTGACCTGCCAGATACGCTCTTTCAGCGCCGGGAACAGCAGCGGAGCATCGGGTTGGCCACTGATCTCGATGCCCTCGTCGAGACCATCGATGGCGTTGAGCGTGTGGGGCTGCAGATAGGCATTCCACAGGCTTACGGGCGTCGACTGGGCGGACACAACGTTGCCGAGGTCGAGTTTGCTAGGGGTGATATGGATTCTGTTGTAGTAATCGCTTAGGTAGGCTCGAAGAGCACGCCCGGACAGAGTTCGTGGCGACACTGAAACGGGAAGTGTCGAGGCCACAACGGCACCGCCTGGAGTAGCCTGCGCCAGCGATATGATCGGCAGCGAAACCCAAGCAAACTGGCCGAGCGCAGGAGTCAGGTGTGGGTTATCCACCCCGGCAAGCGCACGCCGCGCAGAACGACCCGAGATGACAGCCATCACGGGCCCTCGTATCGAATGGCCCAACCCAGAGTTCCACTATGGGTTACGTTGGAACCACCATTGCGCACAGATGAATTTTTCCGGTACCAGGGGAGAACCATCCACTGGTCAGTGCCAAGCGCAATCACCTCACCGGGCTCGTGATTGTCGATACGCATATAGCGAGCGTGCTGCAGTTCGGCAATCAATGAAATCTTGGCAGCAGGCCTCACTGCCCAGGCCCGAATTGGCAACAGAACAGACTCGCTGTTCCAGACATTCGGCTGGCTACCGATCAACGGCACGCTGTCTGCAATGCCTACCATGTAGCTGCCAGCGGGATCCGTTAGCTGCCAGCCTCGGCCGTCAAGGTCGTGATGCACATAGCAGTTTTCAGCGGACGGAGTGATCGCAACAGTAGCCCAAAACAGCGCACCACTGGTGCCATTGTCCAACCCCACCGTACCGCCCGAGGTTGGCGTGATGAACAGCTCAACAGAAGCACCAGCCGTAGCGCCACCAGTGGCACCGACGAATGTTCCCGTGCCTGGCAGGCCACTCAGCGTTGACTTGCCAAATGTCATCCATTGGAACCAGTCGATGCTGTAGCGAACGACCAGGTAGACCTCATCATCGAATACAAAGGCGTGATACGTGAGAGGGAATGTCAGCGGGCGAGCCCCGATCTGGCCGATGCGAACCACAGTTGGTGCGTTACCCGAGCCAGCCGCCGTGCGCCCCAGCAGAGTCAGATAGCCACCCGATACCTGCAGTACAACGAACACAGTGCCACGCGACAGAACAGCAGAGCCGGCATCCCATGACCAACCATCCGCAACACATGCCGTGACCAATGCATCTCGAACAGCGGTGATGTCCGCCGCAGAACCAGTGTGATAGCCCATCAGGTATCCAGCCTCATTGCGTAGTAGTCGACAAAGCTGCTGCGCCATGCATCCTGGATCACGACCCAATCAACACCATCAACCGTCAGGGTATTCTCGACTGCATTGTTGAATCCGCTGATTGCGCAGATGCCATCGAGCGCGCCCCAGATGTTCGAGCTGTTGTCGTGTAACTCAATGGGGAGCAGCTGATAGACGTTCCCGGTGTCTCGCACCGACCACGCGAGCGTCCCCCCGCCTGCGCCCGCCACACTGGTAAGCGCCGTGTTGCTCCATGGGTGTGAATAGGGCTGTACCCATGCATCGTTCGTGCGCAGGCCCAGCCCGGCCTTATTGCCCTTGAAATACCCCGAATGCGCCGTGTCACTAAAACGCGCAGTTGCAGCACCTGGGAGCATCCCCCCACACACAACCGGATACGGGTACTGGCTCGGTCGGCCGTAGGGCAGGCACTTGCCGACATAGCAGCTCTCGTAGACCGGCGTGCCCACCTTCATCGCCAGCGCGATGCGCTGCGGGTTGAGGGTCAGCCAGTAGTCGATGCGGTTGTTGTGCGCCGGCACACCGCTCAGGCGGGCACCTGGTTGGGTGTCGAACGTGTTGCCCGCGACGTAGCCGGTGAACACGCCGGCCAGGAGGTTGTAGTAGTCCGCCGATGCGTCTTGGTAGGTGCGGAAACCCACGAAGATCTCTTCTTCGCCGGTGTAGCCCACGCCCTTGAGGATCAACTCGCGGTTGGCCGGGGCGGTGTCGTAGCGCAGTACCGTCCAACCGTTGGCGGATGCGAAGTCGCGGATGGTCTCCAGCATTTTGTAGTGGGCGAGCACGCCGCCCGAGTTGTCGACGAAGCCAATCTGATGAGGCATGTCAGAGTCCCAATAGCTGGCGCACTTCGGCGCCGTTCTGTTGCAGATAGACGAGGAAGTGTTCCTGGCCGGCCTTGCCCCAGGCCATGCCGGCGACGTCCTCGGGGCGCTGTACGGCGTAGAGGTTCACGTTGTTCTTGAGGTTGGTGCTGGTAGGCGCCGGCTCGGCCAGGCGGGCGTTGCCCAAGCTTGGCGCCGGCAGGGCCGGTGCCGGCACACCAGCCAGACCGCCTGTGTTGTGGCGGAATGCGTGCGTAGTGGCCCAGTCGTCCAGGGCCTGCATGCCGCGGGCGTTGAAGTCGAGTAGGAACTCAGTAGCGCCAGGCTGCATGGCAGACGCGGCCCGAATAACCACCTCCTCGGTACTCAGCAACGCACGGATCGAGTCGCTTGTAGGTGTGCCGGGGCCCTTGACCTTGCCACCTTCAGCGAAACCGAACGCTCCGGTGTAGGCGCCGGCACCGCCAGCTGCTGCCCCGGCGCCCCCACCGCCAAACAGGCCGGTGATGGCTGACAACCAACCACCACCACCACCTGCCGCACCAGCAGCGCCCGTTACTGCCTTGCCGCTACTGGCTGCCGCTAGGCTGGCTGCAGCGGCCTGGATGGCCGATGCCCCCGTGACCAGCGTTGCGCCGGCAGCGGAGAGTGCGCCGGCAGACGAGGTAACAGCAGCAGCTCCAGCGGTCATGCCGGCAGCATCGTTGCCGCCACTGCCAAACAGCCCCATCACGCCACCAGTGATGGACTGGGCCAGGTTCTCGGCGGCCATGCGGGTGAGCGCATCGAGCACGCTCTGGCCGAGGGCGCTGACAGCCTCGCGCAGGGTCATGGTGCCGCGAGCCAGGCCGTTAAGGGCTTCGGTGAGGCCTGTAGTCAGCCCGTCACGCAGCGTCTCCTGCAGGAGCGTGGTGGTGGCCATGAGGCGCTGGGCTTGAGCGTCGAGTGCGTACAGGGCCTGGGAGGCCGCTTCGCCGACTGCACCAGGTTGCGCAGCCAGCTCGGCCAGCACCGGGCGGATCTGTTCGAGCTGGGCGTAAGTCTGGCGGTGGATCTCCAAGATGCGCTCGCGTGCCTGCAGCTCGGTGATCAGGCCGGCATCCTGCTGCACGTTGACCGACTGTTCCTGGCGCTGCTGCTCGGCCAGGATGCGATCCATCTCGCGCTGCACGTCGTCGACACGCACCTTGGCCTCGGCCACCGGGATCAGCTTGTCCAGCCACGCCAGGCCGGCTTCGTTGCCGGCCTTCTCGAACTCGGTGCGCATGCCGGCGAATTTGGTGCGGATCTCCAGCAGTGCGGCATCGGTTTCACGGCCCGAGGCGCGGAGGAACTCGGCCTCCAAACCGGCATTGACCCGCGCGTTGGCATCGGCCTGGCGCTGCACCTCGCTGGCATCGATCAGAGCCAGCGCTGCTCGAGCACGCTCGAGCATGGCGCCGGTCAGGCCTTTCTCGGCCAGCTCGTACTGACGTACCTCGGCAGCAGTTAGCCCGATCTTGGCAGCCTGATCCTCAAGGCCCTGCACATAGCTCAGCTGCTGACGGATGCTCTGCTCGGTGGCGCGCAGCGCGGCTTGAGCGGCGCGCTCCTGTTCGCGCTGCGCGGCAGTGGCCTTGCGTTGCTCCTCGGTCGCCCTGCGCTTGGCTTCGGCTTCAGCCTCGTTGGCCTCGCGCTGCTTATCGGTGGCAGCGGCGGCTTCCAGCATGCGGCGGCCCAGCTCGCTGGTGGCCTCGATGTTCTGCTCCTGCATCACCCGCTGTGCACGCTCTACGCTGGTCAGGTTCTGCAGACTCTGCAGCTGGGCCTCTGCACCTTTGACGAATGCGTCTGCGGCCTTGGTGCGCTCTTTCGATTGAGCTATGGCTTCACGCTCAGCAGCGGCAGTCTCGGCTTTCTGTTGCGCCAGTTCGGCGTCCAGCACGATCTGCTTACGAATGCCTTCTTCTTCAGCCGCAAGGCGGGCCTCAAGCGCTGGATCAATGGTGCCGCCAATGCGATCACCTCGCACACCGTACTGCGCAACCTGGCGCTGACGCTGAATGGCCGCAAGCCGATCTTCCGGTGTTTCCTGCCGGCCTACGTCGAGCATCGCGTCCCAGGCCTCAGCGGCGACATTCTTGATCGCCTGCCACGCTGACTCGACCAGGCCGAGGTTACCGGCGATATCGGCCGCCCGGCTCTGCATGGCCTCGGCTAGAGCCTCCATCGCCACCTGAGCCGCACCAGCCTGATCGCCCTGGGCCTCCAACGCAGCGATCTGCTCGTACACCGCCAAAGTCAGGTAGTTGTACTGCTCGTTCAGCTTGGCGGAAGCCTCTGCCGGCTCCTCGGCCAGGCGCTTGAACTCGTCGACCGTAGCGCTGACAGCCCGACCGATGCTGTTCTCCATCACCACGGCGGTGGTAGCAATCAACTGAATCTGGTCAGCAGTGAACTTGCCAGCAGCCGTTACCTCGGCCAGGGCCGCCGCAGCCTGCCGCTGCGTACCAGACACGCCATCGATCTGCCTGGCCATTGCCGCCAACTGGTCCGACGTCACGCCCGCCGAATTTCCCGTCAGGGCAATGGCCTTTTCATACTCGTAGGTCTCGGCTGCCCCCTGGACAGCGGCGATCACCGTTGCACCAATCGCTGCCGTGACGCTGGCGATAGCCAATGTGAGCGGGTTGATGGTGCTGACCAGGGCACGGCCGGCGTTGGCCCAGCCGCCGAAGCTGTCGCGGATCTGGCCGCCTTGCTGCACCGCCACCAGCCACACCGGCATACCGCTGGCCAGGCTGGTGGTGATATCGGTGATCTGCATCGGCAGCTGACGCATGGCCTGCTGGTACTGGCCAGCCGTGATGCCGGCGACGCGCATAGCGTCCGTGGTGCCGCCGAGGCGCTGGCGTTGCTCCTGGAGCTTGGTGTTGAACTCGTCGAAGGTATCCAGATCGATCTGGCCGGAGGCGCGAGCACGGCGCAGCTGCTGCTCCATGCTGTCCAGCTCGTCGAGCTTGCGAATCACCGGGTCGATCTTGCCCAGCAGCTGCTGCAGCTCCTGGCCTTCCTTCTCGGTCGCTGCTGCGGCCTGGGCCGCGGCTTCGGCAGCGCGAATATCGGCCTGGGCCTTCTCCTGGGCCGCGCGCTCGGCGTTGTGGTAGGCGTTCATCGCCTCGGTCTGGGCCGCCGCATTCTGCTGCCAGGCGCTGTTGGCCTCCTGGGTGGCGCTGGCAGAGCGCTGGATGCTTTCAGCCATGCCATCGGTCGCTGCCTGCTGCTGCAGGCTGGCCTCGACCATGGCGCGGATGCGGGCGGTCTGCTGGTCGGCGGTTTCGCCGATCTGGCCGAGCTGAGTGCTCGATGTCGCGGCGGCAGCGCCGACGTCCTCGACGGACTCGGCGAGCGCCTGCAGCTGCTGCTGACCCTGTTCCAGGTCAGTCTTCAGGCGCAGTGCAAATTCGATATCGCCGCGATTGGTCATCGGTCAGCATCCAGATGGGTGGGATGCCGACATGCTCGCGCGCGCGGGGCGGGATGTAATTTGGACGAGGCAAAAAAAGCCGCCAGGCGGCGGCTATGGCAGGCACCTACTTTTGGAGCGCCCTGAAGTGCTCCTCTGCATCTTTGACGCTGGCCGCCGCCCTGTTCAGGTCAATGAAGTTCTCAGCTCGCTCAAGACGCCGTCGGCGCTTCTCTGCCTCGAACAACAGCAGGATCTGCCGCTCGGTATAACGACCTATTCGCTCGACGTCGCCGTAGCCGGCGCGGATGAGGCAGGCGTAGACGTCTGCCCAGCGCGCTGCTTTTCCGCCTCGGCCGCCCGGTAACGCTCGGCCAGAATCCGGCTTAGGGCGCGCCGATAGAAAAAAGGGCCGTTGGCTGTCCACCACTTCAGCAGCAGGGCATCGCCTTCGTCCTGGTCCTTCAGCGTGCGCAGCTCCTCGACCTCGATGTCGGCCGAGGCGGCCACCGCCTGCAGGACGTCATCCAGGTGCGCAACGACCAGCTCCATGATCTGCTCCAGGGGTGGCACCGAGTCGGCTTTGATCAGCTCGTACAAACCGTCCAGGAACGGCTTGAGCTGCTGGCGAACCTGCAGGCCCTCGACGAAGCCGTACTCTCGCACGACGACGATGCGGCCGTTGAGCTTCGCCTCCAGGTTGGGGTGAAGTTTCTGCAGGTCATCCGCGCCCTCGGCCGCTGGGGCCTCGGGCGCGGTGATGATGCCTTTCTTCTCCTTGCGCTGGGCCATGATCAGGCAGCCATCTCAACGAAGCGGCCAAACTGACCCAGGTCGCCCGATGCAGGCTTGCTGGAATCCAGCAGCGTGGTGAAGGTGACCGGCGAGCCTGCCAGCTGGTTGCCGCTGGTGATGAGCGAGAGCTGCTGCAGCAGGCCGGCACTGGTCTTGTACAGCTCGACCAGGATGGGCGCACCGTTCTCGGCCAGGTTGATGCCTTTGTACTTCAGCGCGTAGTTCTTGTCGGTGCCGGCCAGGAACGCGGCCTGCTTGGTAGCGCCGTGGCTGTAGGCGGCTTTCAGTGGCTGGGTCGGGGCCGGTGAGGTCGGCAGAGTAAGGATCTCGACATCGCCAAAAATGTCGTATTCGTAGTGCGTACCTCGCACCAGGGTGGCCGGTGTCGGCGTAGCGCTGTCAGTGAGCACCAGGTTGGTCACGTTCATGTGGTCGAGCGCGATCAGGTCACCATTTGTGACCGGGTTCGGCAGCAGTTCACCGGTTACGGTACCGGCGATTTGCGCACTCATGCGCGAGCGGGTAAAGCGACCGACGTTGTCGGCATCGAGCTGGTGCATGGTGGCGTTCCAGGTCATGCCCAGCTCTTTGCCGAAGTCACGGACCATGGCATTGACGCCACTGAACGACTCACGGTGCTGAACACGGGATTCGGCGCCCTGGCCCGACAATTCGGACACGTCACCAATCCAGACCCAGGGGCCCAACAAACCACCCGCGAGGATCTCGGCAATCCACAGCTTGCCTTGGCCGAAGTAGTAAGACTCAGACATTGTGCACCTCGTTATTCGGCAGCCGGAGCGGCGGCGTCGGTAGTTTCAGGGGTTGCGATCACACCCGCGCGAATCAGGAAGTCGCGCTCGGGGGCGGTCACGTCGATGGTCGTGCCTTTGGGGTGATCCTCGCCGGCATGCTTGTGCGGCTTGGCCAGTTTCACCTTGTGCAGCTCGGGCTTGGCAGCCGGCTTGGCTGCAGTTTCGGGTTGCTTGCTCACGGGTTGCCCCCTAGTACATGGGTGGTGGTGTAAATGTCGATCCAGAGCACACGGTCGCTGTCGCTATCGAGCACCTGGCCCTTGAGCCAGATGCAATCCTTCCAGCCGGCTGGGGCCCAGCCGATAAGTGCCTCTCGGGACTTACCGACAAAAGTCATCACTTCATCCTTGGCCGCGTCGGCATGCACGTCGCGGTAGTTCCTGGCGCAGATCACCACGCCGAACACAGCAGCCGCTGCCGCCTTGCGCCGAGGCTGGCCGCCATCGGCTGCCGGGTTGCTCTCGGCAGCCAGCACAACCCAGCAGTCGCCGGTGCGGAAGCTGTCCAGACCCTTGAGCGTGTGATACGCGGCAGCGCCGTTGACCTCGCCGAAGTCCGGCACCTGATCGCGCAGGCGGTTCTCGACGAGGGTGGTATCGAGCGGCGCGAAGTTCATCAGTACGCCCGCCTGCTGCTGCGATCGAACACAGCCGGCGCGGACTCGAAGCGCACGTCGAGCTGGTTCGGGTTGCTGGTGATCGGATCCTCGGCGCCGAGGCTGAACTTGCCCTCGGCGACCAGGCCCAGAAACTTCAGCGCATCCTTGTAGTTGCGCACGATTGGGTCGTTGTCCTCTTTACCCCCGCGATCCTTGTGCAGCAGGTATCGGGCGATATCGCGCGCCCAGCCGGTGACCAGTTTCGGTACCGGGCTGAGCGGCAGCGGGTAGCTGCGCTTGGCCAGATAGCCATCGATCAGGCTTTCAGCCTCGGTGACGGCGTCCTGGATGCGCTGCAGGGCATCATCCGCAACGGCGACCTGATCAGCCGGCCAGGCGCTGCGGTCAGCGCCGCGCAGGGTGGCCTCCATCAGATCGGTGGCCACCGCGCGCACGCCTTCCTTGGTGGCCACCTGGGCCAGTTCGCGCGCGCCTGGGCGTTCGGCCAGGTCGTCGTGGGTGATGTAGTTCATGGGTCAGTACACGCGCTCGCCGACACGCCCGTTGAAGATGCCGCGCTCGACCTTGAGGTTGGGCTCGTTCTCCAGCTGCTCGATCTGCTCGGCCGTCAGTGCGTCCAGGGCGATGCCGAAGCCCTCGCGGGTGAAGCGGTAGCCGCAGCGGCGGAAGCCCTGCTCGGGAATCGCCACCACCCACAGACCTTCGATATCGCCGTCATCGTCCAGGCCATCAACAGCATCAGTGGCATTGCCACCTGCAGGCGATGCTGCTGCCTGCGCCTCCGCACCTGGTTGATTCACAACGGCATCGCCCACAGACGCCTGGGGCGCGGCAGATGCCGGTTGGCTGGTGGCGGCCGCCGTATCAGGTGCGGCCGGGGCGGTATCGGTCGGGGCGTCCTGCCCCATGGAACCGTTCTCCAGAACGGATGCTTCATTCGCAGGTTGTTCGGTGCTGGCCGGCTCGGTCACCTGAGCCAGTGCAGCGTTCTCAGTAGATGCCGCCGGCTGGTTGTCCAGCTGTTCGGCGGCCGCAGGGGCAGCCGCTGGGGCTGCCTTTTCTGCGCTCTTGGTCGACGCCTTTGCAGGCGCCTTGGTAGCGGATGATTTACCAGCCATGCATCCCCCCCATCACAGCCACGGCGTGACGAGCACGTCGACGGCGTTGCGGTTGATGTTGGTGGTGCCGTTGACCTGTTCGGCGTTGAGGATGTGCAGCGCCTGGGAACGCAGAGTCGGCGGTACCACCAGCAGGGTTGGCTTGATGCCCAGCTTCTTGCCCTTGTCGCCGGTCATGCCCTGCATGGCGGCGTAGGCGGCGTTGAAGTTGTCGGCGATCAGATCCTGCTTGGAGGCGTAGGCCAACTGCCACAGGCCATACCCCACGTTGAGGCGCGCATCGGTGCCGTAGACGAACTCCTTGCGCATGAACACGTTTTCGTCGGTTTCACGATCCAGCGAGACGAAGTTGTAGTTCTTGCGACGCTGCAGGATCAGCGGTTTCATCACCCGACTGGTGTCCAGCAGATACCAGGCAGTACCGACACCGCCCTGGAAGTTGCTAACGCTCACTTCGGCGCCGGCCGCGTTGATCACCGGGTGGTCGGTATCGAAGAAGAATTGACCGTCGTAGCAGACGCGACTGAAACCAGCGGCCAGCATTTCATACACCAGCAGCGCTGGATGGTTGGCGGCGTCTTGCCCGAGTTGGGACATCATCGGATTGAAGACGCCGAAGCTGTCATCTTCGATGCTCTCGCGCGGGACACCTACGGTGTTCTCGAAGGTGCGGTTCTTGATGGTGTAGTCATGCACTTTCAGGTTCTGGATGACGCGATCGCCCAGCCATTCACGGAACGAGGTAGTGCTACCCAGCCACGGATAGGTTTCCTGGCTGGTGGTCGACGGCACGTCCAACACGAACGGCGTGAAGTCCGGGGTGATACCGGCGAAGGCATTCTGGAAAGACGCCTTGTAGCCAGTGAAAAGGTTCTGCAGGTTAGTGCGGTTGATGATCATCTGAGTCTTGCTCCTTAGATTTCGACCCAGACGCCACCGGCATCCACATCGAGAATAGTGCCGGCGACAGAGCGGGTGTCAGTGGCGGAAGTCTTGGCGACGGTCTGGTCGTCGACGATGAAGCACTTGCTGCCGATATCGGCGCGGGTGATCTCGTCGGTCGAGGCGCTGTTGGCGAACTGGAACACGCCACGGCGGGTCTCGATGCGCAGCGCACCGGCAGCGCCGTCGCGGTTGTCCACTTGCTCCTGAGCCACGCCGCGCGCCTTCAAGGTCGCGGAGAGACTGCCTGGCACGGCATTACCGGCAGCATCCAGGCACACCAGGGAGCCGGCAAAGATGCGGGTAGACGCCGCCACCGGGTCATTGAACTGCACGCCATCACGGCGCTGGGTGTTGCGGTCTTTGGTCAGCGGCATGGCTTATTGCTCCTCGGCCTTGGCGGCCTTGAACTGTTCTGCGGTGAGGCCCATGCGCGAGCAAACAGCCAGCTCGTCCTGGGTCAGGCCAGTCTTCTCGTCCGCCACCGGCGGTTTGCCTCCGGTCTGGCTACCGGCGATGGCCGCGATGGGTTGCGCCTTGTCCAGGTAGGCAGTCAGCGCTGCGCGGTTGCTCTTGCCGAGGTCGCGCGCCCATTCCTCCATGGTCTTGTGCAGGCGACCGTCTTCCAGGGCGGCGGTGATCTGGCTGTCGAGATCCTTCTCGTCGCGCTCACCCAGGCGGGCGGTCAGCGCTGCCATGTCGGCCTTGAGTCCTTCGACGACCGACAACGGCACGAACTGCGACGGGTCGACGCTGGTGGCGGCCTTGGCCTTGAGGCCGGTGCAGGCTGCCAGCATGGCTTCGCCACCGGCCTTTTCATCCAGGCCCAGCAGCTTGCGCAGGTTGGTGGTGTGGGCGGAGAGCGCGGCGACTGCCTGCTCTTCGGTGGTGTTTTCGGCCAGGCCGAGGGCGGCGATCAGCGCCAGCAGCAATTGGTTCACGGGGTTTTCCTCTGGGGAGTCATCGAAACAGCCGAACGACGCGGCGGCGCGCAGGCTGAGTTCCTGCATGCCGTCGATTGCCGGGGCATTGGTGAGCGCGCCCATCTGCACGTCCAGGACGTCGCCGGTGGTCGGGTGGTAAAGGAACACGGGGGAGAAATACTGGTACTCGCCCTCGGCGATGTACTGCGCGGCGCGGGCAGTCAGTTGCACCTGGGCAAACAGGCCTTCGCCCTCACGCCACTCCAGGGCCTGGTACCAACCTGCAGCTGGAGCGGGCTGGCCGTTCTCTTCCTTGAGCAGGGTCTGGTGTTCATAGTCGACCACGCGCTTGTTCTTGCGAGCGTGGAAGCGCTCGATGACCTTGGTGGCCACCGCCTGGTTGATGTGCCAGGACGGCACCTTGATCTCGCGGCCATCAGCCGGCAGGAAATGGCCAGCCGGGGTCACCTGAACCCAGATGGTGTTGTCGGCAGCCGGCGCCCCCAGTACGAAACTGCAGGCGGCGAGTGCAACGGCGAGAGGGAGGCGTTTTGTCTTCATGCCGGCAGCTTGGCGCGGCAGGCCGGGCAAGTAATTTTGACGGGGCAAAAATCTTTCGGCGGGGAGTTTTGTAGCGATACGCGCGAAGGTGAGTCACTGCCGCCCCGCCTACCGTGTTTATAAACGCCCAAACAGCCCCGGAAAGGGCCAGAGGCAGCCCGACGCGTACAACGGCAGCCCCCAAACGCCTCTAGGGGCCTTCCTGGCGCGTTTTGGCGTTATGCGGAATTAGGCATCAGGTAGCGGGTGGCGATGCCGGCGATCGCGTAGTTGTCGTCGTCGCTGATACCCAGCCAAGGGCGCGCCGGGATCTGGATGGTGTAGCCACCGATGGTGACCCACTGGGCGAAGTTGGATTTGCGCTTGCTGACGAACTGGTTGCCCACGTCGCCCGTCTTGCCGTCCTGGCGGAAGTAGGCCTGCTGACTGCGGGCGGCGACATCGATGCTGCCGCCGAAGTGCATCATCGCGCCATAGATGCGGTTGGTGCCGAACAGCAGCTCGTTGTTGCTCACCTGGTAACGTAGGGTGTTCTTCAGGAAGCCATCGAGCACCAGGATCTTGTCTCGGTTCTTCTTCTTGCGCTTTAGGTAGGCCGGCGACAGCGCCTGCCAGGGCGTGCCGTCTGGCGAGGCCTGGCTGGCAAAGCGCTGGTCATGGGCGATCAGCAGGAACTCGCCGATATCGCGCAGCATCGGCGCCGGGTCGGCCAGCGCGGCGGCGGCCTCATTGACCACGGCCAGTGCGGCAACCGCATCGAACTCAAGCGTAACGCCGGCCATGGTCAGTCCTCGCGCCGGTACAGGCGCACGCCCTGGCGCAGCAGCTCGGCCACGCCCTCGCGGTCTGCCTCGATATCCCAGCTCCAGGCGTTGCCGGCCAGCTCGATGACCACCAACTGCGTCAGCTGCTGGCCCAGGTTGAAGCGACCGAGGTAGCGGCGCAGCACCTGGGATTTGCGCAGCGGTTCGGAGTACTCCAGGCGCGTCCAGATTTCGTCTGGCTGTAACAGCGTTTCCGCGAGCAACGGCAGCAGCTCGCCCTGGCCCTGCACGGCCGGGGCGCCGCTGGGTTCCTGGAACATGGTCGGGCCGACAGCAATGCGCTCGCCCAGGACGTCGGTGAGCAGCTCGGCGGCATCGAGCTGGGCGCCGAAGGCATCAAGCGCGCGGCGGGCGTACTCGGCATCGCTCATGCCTGCAGGCGGCAAGGTCTCGGGGTCGATCACGCGCGGTACCGGCAGCGCATCCGGAGCCGGGCGATTGGGCAGGCCAGGCGCTGCGGACGGGATCAGCTCCTCGCCCAGGCGCGGTACCGGCACATGGCTCTCCAGCCGCGACTGGCCAGGGATGTGCTCGAAGCCGGGGTCGATGCCCACCGGCACCGTCACCGTGCGCGGGCCTTGCGGGCTGCGCTGGCCGATGGTGCGTTGCTCGAACACGATCGGCGGCGCCGTGTCCGGCCCGGTCTTGCCCATGCGCACCAGGTCGTCATAGCTCAGCGCCCGCACGCTGCATTGGCAGCCCCAGGCGTTGACCGGGAAATGGTACTGCCACCACGGGTCATCCCAGCGCAGCACCATGCCGTTCCAGGCTTCATGTTCCGGGCGCGGGTACTCGACCGCATCGCTGTGCAGGTACTGCCAGTACGGCCGCTCCTCGCGCACGGCCAGCAGCTGCTCATAGCGGCCGGCCATGTAGCTGCTGCGCATATTGGTTTCGTAGATCACCCGCGAGCGCCAGTTTCGGCCGCCGTTGTAGCTCCAGCCGTACTTGGCCACGATGCGGTCGAAGTCCTGGCGGAACGCCTCCAGGGTGGTACCGCCCTCGATCGCGCGTTGCACGGCCTGGTGAAAGTCCGCCACCAGGTCGTTGCGGTTGGCGCCAGCCACGACGAACGCATAGTCGTTCTCGCGGCCGTACACATCCGTCCAGCCGTTGGTGGGCAGGTTCAGCTTGCGGCGCAGGAACTCGTTCTGCTCGCGGAACGGCAGCGACGTGGCGCTAACGGCCATTGGCAGCCTCCTGGACGATGTCCAGGCGCCCCTGCAGGGCGGCAGCGGCCAGCGCCTGCGCCATGGCCTCGGCGTACTGCTCCAGGGTCATGTCCGGCAGCAGCTCGGCCAGGCCATCGCGGATCTGCTCCAGGCTCTCGGCCTGCTCGACGAGCTGGCGAATGCGCACGATCCACTGGCCGGTGATGGGCTGCAGGTCATCGTCCAGGCGCTGGGCTGCGGTGGTGGCGGGCTTCTGTGCGGTAGTTGCCGCACGCACTGCCGGCGGTTCGGGTGGCGTCGGCGCCGATGGCTCGGCCTGCAACTGCAGCACATCCTCGCCCTCGACCGGCTCGGGGATGGCCACCTTCTCCTGAGCCCACTGGCGGCCGATCCTGAAGCCCATCCCGACCAGCTTTGGTAGGGACTCGGCATAGGCCTTCAGATCCTCCGGTTCCTGGGTGGGGAACACCAGGCGCGGGCAGCGCTTCCAGTTGTCGGCCAGGCCGTTGAGCACGGCGATCGGGTACACCAGGTCACGGCTGATCGTAGCGGCCAGCTGCTTGGCGTCGGAGTCGCGCAGGTCGAGGCGCACCTCGTTGTGCACGTTGCCCAAGGCGTTGGTGTTGGTGCCATCGCCGGTGCCGCTGGTGAGCGTGCCGCCCAGGATGGCCTTGCTCTGGGTGCGCTCGCACCAGTCGATCATCAGCTTGAACGCAGCCGGGTCACCCTCGGCGGCGTTGAGGAAGTCCATCTCCATGCCGATCGGGATGATGCCTGCCGCACTGTGGCCGAGCTGGGCCAGGGCACGCAGCAGGGTCAGTTTCTCCTTTTCGGTGGCGCCGCCTGGGTATTTGCCCACGCGCATCGGGATGCCGTAGATCTCCAGGAACTCGGCCAGGTCGCCCACGCTGTAGTTCTTGAACAGGTACGGCCACACCAGCACGCGGAACAGTGCGCTGCGCTCCAGGTAGCCGCTCTTGGACTTATGCACGTGGGTGATCCAGCCAAACGGCTGCAGGGGCTCACCACCCACTGAGCCACGTAGGCGGATCTCCTGACGGCGTTCGCCACGGGTGAGCTGGAACCAGGTCTGCGGCCGGTGATCGATCGCGCGCGGCAGCCAGTCACCGTCTACGCGGTGCCAGCCGTCGAACTCCAGGCAGGCAAAGCCTTTGCCGATGGCGTCGGTCACGTCGAACAGCATCAGCTCGAAGTCATCCAGCCCGGCCAGCAGCGACTGCAGGGCAGCGGCGGCGTCCTTCTCCTTGGCCGTGGGGTTGTCCGGCGGCACGATCTGCCAGTCGAGCTGGGCGACGGCGCGGCGGCGCTTGTCCATCTCGGCGAACACGTGGCCGTCCTTCTCCTCGATGTCCTCGAACAGCTCGTACTGGGCGATCACGTCGCCTTGTTCGGCCTGATCGAGGATCTGCGCCAGCTTGCTCGGCGTCAGGCCGCGCGAGGGGTGGTTACCCACTTCGTGGTGCAGGCTGGTGATGTGGGCGGTCTGCGGCTCGCGGATCTCGGCCAGGCGGATCGGCTGGCCATCGGGGCCCAGGATGCGGGATGTGGTCACCATGCTGAAGGTTCCGGGAGAGTGAGGTCAGTGTCGTTGTCGTCGACGTTGTCGAAGCCACGGCTGTGGCGCGGCAGAGCGGTGAACTCGATGGCGCCGCCTTCCATAAAGCTGGCCCGCACCGCCATGGCCAGCGATACAGCACTGTCGCCGTGGCGCTTGGCTTTGCTGTCCTGCGCCTGCAGATCCTTGGTGCGGCCCTTCTCGATAACCGGCACGCCCTTGTCCACCTTGATCGACAACAGATCGTCGAGGCGGGTCTGGTGGCGCGCGATCTGCAGGTTGAAGGCCTCCAGTTCACCTTTGAGCTTGGGCATCCACAGCGCATACCAGGCCAGGCTGAGTTGCACCTGGTCGACCAGGCCGGCGCCGTATCGCAGCGCCGCCTGCTCAGCCAGGTAGCCGCCGTTGCCGGTGGCATCGAACGCCAGGCCACTAAGGCGTGGCAGGCGATCGCAGATGAAGAACATGATCTGGCGCTGCGCCTCGTAGGTGAGGTTGCGCAGCTCGACCTCGAAGGGCACGCGCTTGCGCAGCAACGGGTCGATCTGCAGCGGCGTGAATACAGTGAGGTCGCCACGGCGGGCAAAGTCCTCACCGAAGGTGTGACGGTTGCGCGCGTTCAGGCGCGCTAGCTCGGGCGCAAGGTTCTCCTCGCACCAGGCGCGGATCTCGGCCTCGCGCATCTCAGGCGTCCACTGCTCGAAGCCTTCGGGCGCCTCATAGCGGTAGATACGGATCGAGTGGTCATTGACCATGGCCTGCTCGATCAGTACCCGACTGAGGTAGGTACCGCCCGATTTCTTCGGTACGCAGCCGTACTCTTCCTCGGCCGACTCGACGTTGGGGGCGTTCTTATACAGCTTGTCGCGCCATTGCTTCTCGGCTTCGGGCGACCATTCCTGGTTGGTCACGTAGCAGATGCGCTTGTAGAGCCCCTGGGCGAGGGCGTCGTCCAGGGTGATGCGATGGATCGAATAATCCTTGCGGCCTTCGCGTGCGTCCTGGATGTAACTGTTGAAGGCGTTATCCACGCCGTTGTGGGTGCTGATCAAGCGTACCTTGTTGCCCCACATGGTCAACGCCAGGGCGGCCTTGAGCAGCTCTTCCAGGGATTCATGGAACGCCGCCTCGTCGATCACCACGTCGCCCTGCAGGCCGCGCAGGTTGCTTGGGCGCGAGCTGAGCGCCTGGATTTTGAAGCCGCTCTTCGGGAAGCGGATCATGTACGCCAGGATCTCCTCGCGGCGCCCGTCATCCCAGAAGGTTTGCTCGTAGACGTCGGCCTGGGCCATCTCGTTGAAGGCGCGGGCGAACAGCGCACAGGCGGCGATGTACTCCAGCGCCATCTCCTGCTTGCTGCCCACGTAGAAGGTATTGCACCCGCCACGGCGCCGAGGCTTGGCGGCGTTGATCACGTTGCGGCCAGCCTCGGCCCAGGTCAGGCCGGTACGGCGCGACTTCTCGGCGATCATGATCTGGCTGGTGTCGTCGAACCACCGCTGCTGGTACGGCAGGAACACGCCCTCGGCCTCAGGTACCGCATCGGCCATGTCCTGGGGCACGACTACGCCATGCAGTTCCAGCTCGACGGCGAGATCGATCTTGCGGGGCGTGGTCAGCGCCTTTAGCGCTTTGCCTTCTTGCTCGCTCATCAGGCTTTACCCATCAGGACGCGGCGGATGCGGTCTTCGAACTCTTCGCTCATGCCGTCAGTACCGCGTAGTTCCTCCAGGCGCTCTTCTTGCTCCTTGAGCTGCTGCGCGCGAGCCTCTTTGGCCACGGCGTCGCGCTCCTTCCGACTCAATGCGCGCGACTCCTGGGCGTACTTCGCCGCTCGGGTCAGGTCGAGGACGTCGCCGATATCGATCTCGTCCTTTTCCAGGGCGTTATGCGATGCGCGGGTGGCCAGGGTCGTGACGGCCTGGGCCAGTAGCGCGCCCGACTTGTCGTCGAAGTTCTCGCCCAGCTCTGCGACCAGGGCCTCGCTCGCGGCCTGGATCTCGCGATGGTGGCGCATGATCTCGGCGAAGCCCTTCTTGTATCGGTGCAGGGCGGTGCGGCTTGGCACCTGTTCACCGGGGAACTGCTCTTCGAGCACGTCCCGCATCTGGTCAAGCGTCAGCCGGTTGTCCCGCAGCATGCGGTTGATGAGGTCGCGAACCTCATCACGCGCCTTGTCGACGCTGCTCTTGCGCGCCATGGTCAGGGCCCCGGCTTCTTGACGCCCGGTACCGAGGCGCGGCCAGCAGCGACGTCGGCGCCGCGCTCCGTGAGGGTGACGACCAGAACGGAGCCGATATCTTCCACCTTCACCAGGCCCTGTTCGCCCAGCCAGGTCAGCTCGGCCTTGACCTGGTCGCGGCTCGGGTGGTGCGCAAACTCACCTAGGAGGCTAGTGATAACCGACGAGTTGGCGCGGTACTGCGGCACCTCAGAGAGGATGCGCAGCATAACCAGGCGCTGATCCTGGCGCAGGTAATCTTGGAATTGGTTAGTCATTGCGGCCTCGCGTTCAACAGATAGTCATTGATTCGGTCGACCGATCTGGCCAAAGGGGCCAGTTCTCGGGCCACCCCCGCAAGCTCGGCTTTGATCGCCTTCATGTCGCCGGCCAGGTCGGCCAACTGCTTGCCATCCGGTAGATGATCCATGCGCTGCTCCAGCACCAGGAGGCGGTTGTCATGGTCACGCAGGCGCACGGCCAGCTGCTCGGCCTCTGCCCTCGAACTCGCGCGCCGTGCTGCGGTAATCGAGAACACCCCGACAATCAGGGTGAAAAGGAACTGGCCAAGCCGCAGGGCGAAGTCCAAATCCATCAGCGTTTCTCCTGCAGGTAATTCACCAGGTCCACCAGCCGGCCGGCGCACTCGCCGTACTGGTCATAAAGTTCCTTGAGCGCCACCAAGGTGGCGTCGGCGCTGTTGTCGTGTGGTTCAACGGGCGGCGGGCATTGGCGCGCGTACTCCGCTGGCAGCGGCCTCGGCGGCTCGACGACGCGCATCGTCGAGCTGCTGCATGACGCCAGCGTCGAACACACAGCCAGCACGCTGAGGCGCAGTAGTAGCGAGCGCATGGCGGATCTCCTTGGTGGTCTGTGCGTCCGCCTGCCGGCGTGCGCTGATGGTCTTGCCCAGCTCCTGGCTGGCGGCATTGGCGTCGGCGATCAACCCCTTGGTGCTGTCGATCACGCCTTCCAGGGCGTCGAGCTGGGCCTGCTGGCAAGCACTTGCCGCAGCAGCCTTGCCCTCGGCATACCCCAGGTCATAAGCGGTGCTGGCAGCCAGCAGCCAGGTCACCACCAGGGCGATGCCGAGGCCGGCCAGGGCGCAGAGCGCGATCACGATGCGGTTGATCATCGCCGCCCCTTACGCCTGAACTTGCGCGGCAGCCGCGGCGCGTGGCGTTCGCGGGGCGGTGGCGATGCGAACAGCTCGGCGGCAGCCAGCCAGTTCCGGGAGCAGGCGGCAGGCGAACTGGTGGTCAACGTGACGAGCAGAAACAGCGTTGGAATTTTCATTGTGATACCTCGCAGCCGTGTCGTTGCCTGGCACCACGCGCAGATTGATCGTTGGCGGTTGCAGGTTCAGACCAGCAGAAAGCCCCTTGCCAAATGCAAAGCCGATGCTGAACACCAACCCGACGATCACCGCGCCCAGCAGTAGCGGCCTGAAAAGCTGCTCCCAAAGCCAAAGACGCAGCCACGTCCAGCGGAACTCATCGTTCAGGGCAAACAGGTGGCGTACATCGGCAAAGGTGATCTCAGTTTTATTGCTCACATCGAATACCTCTCGGCACAAACGCCAGGCCCCCAGCCGGCAGCCGCATACATGGGCTCCCAGCGCAGCAGGATGGCGCGCGGGTAATGGCGGTTCTCGCGGAAGTTGGCAGCCGAGCGGCCAGCGTTATGCCGCTCGACGGAATCGAACCAGGCCAGCGGATCGGCCCCCTTAGCCGAAGCCAGCCTGCGGTCACGATTCACCCAGCCATTGCCGCCGTTGTAGCCGGCCAGCACGAAGGCCCAGCGGTCACACTCGCTCACGGCCTGGTTTCGTTCGTAGAGCCAGCGGTCGAATGCGACCATGGCGCGCAGTGCCCACCCTGGGTTGTACGGCTGCGCCGGGCCCAGGCTGCGCGGGTACAGCTCGGCCATCCAGTCGGCAGTGGCCGGCATGAACTGCGCCAGGCCCTCGGCGCCGACCGGCGAGCGAGCGTTCACCCGCCAGGCGCTCTCCTGATGCACCTGGGCGGCGAAGGTGGCCATAGGTGCGCCAAGGCCCCATTCGGCATGGGCGGCGCGCACCAGGGTGCGGCGGTGCTGCTCGGCAGCGGTCGGGATGCTTGCAGCATCTGCCTTGGGCACGATGAAGATGCCGATGGCGAACACCAGCAGGATCAGCGGCCACAGGAACAGGCGCGGTTCGACCATCCAGATGATGGCGAGATCATTGCCGGCCTCGGCCAGCCAACGCTTGAGGCGGTTCACGACTACAGCCCCAGCGTCAGGCCGAGGATGCAGGCCAGCACGATTAGGGCTCGCCGCAGCCAGGCACCAACAATGTGGATGCCGCCGATGCACTCATGCGGCCGGGCTTCGGTCAGGAACACCGCGCGGTCGATGTAGTAGCCCAGCACGGCGCCGAGCGTCACCAGGCTGGCCTTGTACAGCACCACCTGCAGCTGCTCGGGTCGCACGAACCAGATGGCGGTCAGCAGCATCAGGGAGATAACAGCGAAAACGGTCATGCGCGGCAGTAGGCGGCGCTTGGGCTTGTTCTGGCAGGTGGCCATGGTTTGCGCTCCGAGGTTGGCCAATCCCTGGCCGTGGCTGTGCTCATAGGTGCCGGGCTTAACCGGCAGAGATCACAGCTTCGCCTCGCGCGCGCGCGGAGTAATTTGGACGGGGCAAAAATACATTGCCCATGCAGGGGCGCAGGATCGGCAGCCAAAACCAGCAGAGGGCAACCGATATGCAGACGAACGACGCCGACCGCCTGGCGATACTTCGCCAGATCATCGACTACAGCATTGAGAACGGTGAAAGCCTGGCGACCTTCAGGTCACGGGCCGAATCGATATTGCGCGACTTCGATCAGCCACGCAGGGGCCTGCTGGAGCAGGCCCTTGAGTTGCAGCACGCTGCGCCTGCCAGGCGTGCCGCCGTTGAGGCGGAGGCGCAGCGCAGGCTCAGCCAGGCTTCTTCCCAGGAATTACCCGAGGCGTCCAGCGAGGCGGCGGGGTCGGCTCCTCACCCTTCACAACCTCAAGCATGCGCGACAGGGGGAGTTGTGTGCCAACCCGCAAATCTTCCCTGGCCAGCGCGGCTTCAAGCCTGGCTTGCAGGCCTGCGCGATCAAGCGCGCCGGTATGCAAAAGGCTCATAGCCATGTACTCCTGGGCCTGCATCACGCCTTCGAACATGGTGAATAGCAGGTCCAGGTCGCCTTCGCCGTAGTCGCTCATATGCCCTCACGGCTCCCGGTTGTATTTGGCTCGAAACTCGGTGCGCATTTTCGCGCACGCCCCAGCGACGATCGGGTTGTTCAGCGACTTCTTCATCTCGTCCATACACCACTGATAGGCCTGACGATCCACGCGCATCTGCTTGGTTTTGGGGTCGTTCCCGCTCACTACGCTGTACCAGACGAAGCCGGCGAACAGAATCAGGATCGTCCACAGCCAGGCATAGCTCTTTGGCTCTTTGGGCGCTCTGGCGCCGCATCCAGGGCAAACCTTGGCCTGGTCAGATATCTGCTTCTTGCACTCTGGACACTCGATAAGCGCCATCGGTAACCCTCCTAGTTAAAAGACCTTCCCAAGCAATGCACCCACCGCAAACACCGCAGTGAAGTGCCATGGGTGCCGCACGGCAAGCATCCGAAAGCCCGCCACGGACAGTGGCGCCACCAACGGCGCCGGTGGCTGGTACTCGTCGACGTAGCGTAGCGCCTGAGTCAGCTGCTTGATGCTCAGCCCGGCCAAAGACTGCTCACCGAACTCGCGCAGGCAATAGCGGGCCAGCTGCTTGGCCATGCTGCGCTCAAGGGCGGCCTGCTCCAACTCCTTGATCAGCAGCTCGGCGCGAGCCTTCTCCAGGTGTCGTTCGCGCACCGCCTGCAGGGCGGCCATGGCGTCCTGGAATTGGTCCTTCTTCACCTCACCGATCGTCTTGACGCCCGCACTCTCATGCACGCTGCGCCAAAGCATTCGCGGGTCCATGCTCAGTTCCTCTGCCAGCCTGGCCACTTCCTCATTCAACCGAGCCCGCTGCGCCTGGGCCAGAGGCTCGCGCTCCGGTGTGGCCAGGTTGATCTCGACGTAGTCCCTTCCAGCTACTCGATTCTGATCGCCATCCAGCTCGATCCCGCTCACGTACTACTCCTTCTCGTGATAGTCCCTACCAGCGACCCGATGGCCGCTTCCTGAAACCTTGATTCCCTCACCAGCTTTAGGCTTGGCCCTGGGCTTCTTTCCATTCGTTAGCAACTCTGCCAGCAAGACCTTACGCGCAGGCGCTGCCATGCCTCGGTAGGCCTCCAGCAGCAGCTGCTCGTCCGGCGGCAAATGCGTTGCCGTCGAGGCATTTGATCGCTGCCCAGTCAGCACATAGAGCATGTCCAGGCCCAAGCCACCCCACACAGAAAGCTGAGCAGCATCCGGGAAGGCGCCATCCTCCTGTTCCCACCGGATCTGAGTCTTCTTGCTCACCTCAACGAATGCGCCGAATTGCGACTGACTGAAGCCAAGTCGTTCGCGCTCTTCTTTGATTCGCGCAGCTATAGACAAAATTGTCCCTCTTTCTTCTTGACTGGTCCCAATTTTGGGGCCAATATCAGCATCACAAACACCAAAGATTCTTATGAATCTTCAACTACCAGCCGAGGAGCCACCGCCATGGCAACCCAGCAAAAACCCAAGACCGTCGAACAGGTGAAAGCCCAGTTCCGCGCCAAAGGCCTAACCGTCAATCAATGGGCGAAAGACCACGGCTTCCCGCCCACCGCCGTTTACCAAGTGCTCAACGGCTTCTCCAAGGGTAACTACGGCCAGTCGCACGTCATTGCCGTCGCCCTCGGCCTCAAAGACGGCGAAGCCGTCGCCGCTTAAACCCCCAACCACAACAGCAGCGAGGGACACCGCCATGTCCGACCAGCCGCAAGTTGCGCTCGAAGAGATCGAGCTGATTCCCCACCCCATGGACGCCTGGCGCGCCGCGCTCAACGCGTTGATCGCCTGCGCACCTGGTGATGGCCCGGCCATCGCCGCTCACCTGGCCGAAGCCCGCCAGCAGGCCCTGGTGTTCGTCGATCGCACCCCGGCCAGCGCCGGTACCGCAAAGCTGATTGATCGCCTGATGCTGATCGGTGCTGGTCGCCTGGTCAGCGACAAGCTGCTCGCCACCAGCAACGCGACAGAGCAGCTCGACGGCCTTGGCCGGCGCCAGCGACTGGCGAGGGCCATGGGTACTTCTACCCAGTCCGTTTACCGCCAAGTCCTCTCCCTGGCTGAAGCCTTGGGCATCAATGAAGCCCAGGCGCTCAAGCATCTGGAGACTCGGCATCTGCATGGTGCTGATCAATGATCAGGGTCGCCCACGCATCCAGCTCCTTGAGCAGCAAGCGCCGAGCGCGCGGGTCGGCGGCAATGGACGTAGGCCCAGTGCCCCGTGCGCGGCATTCATCGGCCAGCGCCTGCGGTTCAATGATGCCGTGCCGCATGCAAGCGACCAGCAAGTGGTTGATCACACATGCCTGCGCCTCGACTTGGGCCCGCAACTGCTCTACGTCGTCCATCGCTGCTACCGCCTTGCTTCTGCTGGTGAATGTACCTGATTCCATTGTGTCAATGGCAACGCTTTTGCCAAGCAGCAAAAACGTAGTTTGTTTGGCGCCATGCCATGGCGCGTCTCTGGAGGCCTTCCAATGAAGAAGCGCAACTGGAAGAACGCCCAGCCCAGCAGCATCCGCCAAGCCATGGAGTGGTCGCTGGAGTTCGCCAAGGAGCGGCACAACCTGAGCGTCGAGCGCATTGCCGAACGCATGGGCCAGGCCAACCACTGGGCCCTCTACAAGTGGCTCACCGAAGGGCGCATGCCTGCGGTACTGATCCCGGCCTTCGAGCATGCCTGCGGCATCGCCCTGGTCAGCCGCTGGCTGGCATCCACCAGCGGCAAGCTGCTGATCGACATCCCGTCCGGCCGCACCTGCACCGCGCAAGACGTGAACGAGCTGCAGGCCGTACTCAACGCCACCACGGGCGCCCTGATCGCCTTCTACCAGGGCCAGGTCGATGCCGACGCCGCCCAGGCAGCACTGCAGGCCGGCCTCACCAGCCTGGCCTGGCACCGCACAAACGTGCAGCAGCACGCCAACCCGCAACTGGATCTAGGAGAGCAGGCATGAGCCCGGAAAGCCTCGCCCTAATCATGGACATGCACGAAGCCCTGGAACCATTCGACGGCTTCCGCGAATGGAATGCCGTCAGCCAACGGGCATTCGTTCGCCACTGCCAGAACCTCGGCAAGCCCCTGGCCCAGCTCACCATCGAGGATCTGCAGAACGCAGCACAGGCCGCCAACGAAGCTGCCGCCGACTACTTCGCACTACTCAGGACTCCAGCATGACCACCCCACGCACCTCCGACAGCGGCGCGCGAATCCTGCGCGTGCTCAAGGCCCTCAAGGGCTACAGCCTCACCGGCATCAGCAACGGCGAGTTGGCCAAGGGGCTCGGCGAGAGCCCGGCCAACATCAACCGCGCCATCAACACCCTGATCGCCGAAGGCCTTGCCGTGAAGCTCGACAACGGCCGCTTCGCCCCGTCCATCGCGCTGCTGCAGATCGCCCAGGCCCACGCCAACGAGATGGGCGCCGCGCAGCACCGCATCAACGAAATCAACCAACGCGTGCTGGCCGGTGCCAGCCGCTGACAACAAGGAGCACGCCATGAACTACACCAAACTGGCCCAGCACCTGCTGCGCGGTGGCGATCGCCACAGCAGCATCTATTTCGAGGGGCTCTGTGCAGCGCTCAAGCTGCGCATCGAGGGTGAGCCCACCACCGTCAACTACCCGCAGGGCAGCCTGGAGTTCGATGCCTACTACTACGGCTGCCGCCGTGGCGCCGACGAGTTCCGCAATGCCCTGATCGAAGCCAACGGCAACCGCGTCGAGGCCATCGAGCGCCTGCGTGCGCTGGCTGGCGAAGCGGCCAAGAGGGCTGCCTGATGGAGCGTGATGACCTGAACCGCGCCTTCGCCGAGTTGGCGACCTCTCTCAATTACCGACTGCTGAGCCTGGCCATGGCAGGAGATGGGATACGCACCTTGACCAGCATCGGCCATCGCCCCGACGCCGTGTCTGCTGCAGGCGGCAACGAGCTGAAAGCGCAGCTGCTGATCAGCCTGGTCAACCGCCTTGAAGAGCTTGTCCGTAGCGGCCTTTCCCTCAAGGCAAGCCTCGACGCGCTGCGTCATGAGGGCTGGATGAAGCGTTTCGACAACTTGGATATGCAGGAGTAGCAACATGGCCCGTACTGCCAACAAGCCAACCGGTATCACCCCGGATGTAGACCTTCCCGAACAAGCCTTGTCGGAGCTGCAGAACACATCGAGCAAGCTGGAGCAGGCTTTCACCGAAGAAATGCGCCAGGTCACTCAGTTGATCGGCGAGCGCATCGGGCGCCGTTCCATGGCGCAGATGATCACCAAACTGCTAACCGTTACAGATGTTCTCGACCTGCAGCACATCAAGGAATCCAGGCAATACAAGGGTTTCATCCATACCGACGGCTCTGGAAACCGCCAATCTGTTAGCACCTGGGAGGAGTACTGCGAACTCGTTGAGGGAAAGTCCAGGCAGTTGATTGACCTCGAAATCAACAACCTCAACCAGCTTGGCGAAGAGCTGTTCGACAGCATGCGCAAGGTCGGTATCGGCCCCGGCAAGATGCGGGAGATTCGCAAGCTGCCCGACGACGCCAAGTCCGCCCTGATCGAAGCCTCCAAGCAGGGCAACTTCGAGGCCGTGCAGGTGCTGGCCGAGGATCTGATCCACGCCCACACCAAGGAAAAGGACGAGCTGCAGAAGAAGCTCGCCGACACCCAGGCCGACTACGACGCCCTTGGCGAGGTGCTCAGCAAGAAGAGCGCCGAGCTGGATCGCACAAAGCAGGATCTGGAGAAGGCCAAGCGCCGCATCGAAACCATGTCGGCCGACGACGCCGCCAAGGAGCTGCGCCAGGAGGTGGTCGGCATCGCCTTCGAGGCCGAGGCCGACATCAGCGGCAAGCTGCGCGCCGCCTTCGCCAGCCTGGAGCAGCACAGCAGCGAGACCGGCAGCGACCACCGCAACTTCCAGGCCCAGCTGATCGCCCACCTGCAGCGCCTGCTCGGCGAACTGAAGGCCGAGTTCCAGCTGCCCGAGGTGGGCGAAGAGGAGGACTTCTCCTGGATGCACCAGGAAGGCGTCGAGCCCATCACGGATGCAGAGGCCTAACCCATGAGCGCCGTCATTACCCAACGCCTGGTCGACCTGGACCGCTCGCTGCAACGCGCAGCGCGCGGCCAGCGTACCGCCCTGTGCCGGGCTGCGGCGCAGGAGCTGGGCCTGAGCCTGGCAACCCTATACCGCAAACTGGAGGAAGTGACCGTGGCCGCTGCTCCCCGTAAACGCCGCGCTGATGCCGGCCAGAGCGCGCTCACCCGCGAGGAGGCGCTGACCATCAGCGCCACCTTGATCGAGTCCGCCCGCCGCAACGAAAAGCGCCTCTATTCCCTGGGTGATGCCGTCGAAGCGCTACGCGCCAGCGGCATGATCCGCGCCGAAGCCGTCGACAAGGTCAGCGGCGAGATCCGCCCGATGTCGCTCAGCGCCATCAGCCGCGCCCTGTATGCCTACAAGCTGCACCCTGACCAGCTGCTAGCCCCGGCGCCGGTGACCGAGCTGCAGAGCCTGCACCCCAACCACATCTGGCAGGTGGACGCCTCGCTGTGCGTTCTCTACTACCTCAAGCCCACCGCCGAGAAGAACGCCAACGGCCTGCGCGTGATGGAGGCCGACCAGTTCTACAAGAACAAGCCCAAGAACCTCGCGCGCATCGCCGCTGACCGGGTCTGGTCGTATGAAATCACCGACCACGCCAGCGGCTGGATCTACCTCCAGTACGTGATGGGCGCCGAGAGCGGCGAAAACCTCAACAGCGTGCTGATCAACGCCATGCAGGAGCGTGGCGGCGCCGACGTCATGCACGGCCGGCCCTTCGGTCTGATGATGGATCCCGGCTCAGCCAACACAGCCGGCATGACCAAGAACCTCTGCCGCAGCCTGGGCATTCAGATGATCGTCCACGCACCAGGTGCTGCTCGCGTCACCGGCCAGGTGGAGAACGCGCGGAACATCATCGAGCGCAAGTTCGAGGCCGGCCTGCGCTTCCAGCCGGTGGCTGACCTAGACGAACTGAACGCCCTGGCAGCCAAGTGGCGCATGCACTTCAACGCCACGGCCAAGCACAGCCGCCACGGCAAGTCGCGCACCGACGTGTGGCTGACCATCCGCCAGGAACAGCTGATCAAGGTGCCCAGCGTCGACGTCTGCCGCCAGCTGGCCGTGGCCGAGCCCGAGAGCCGCAAGGTCAACACCAAGATGCGCGTCAGCTTCCAGGGCCGCGAGTTCGACGTATCGGTGGTGCCGGATGTCATGGTCGGCGACAAGATCATGGTCACCCGCAACCCCTGGAACGATCAGGCCGCCCAGGTGGTGACCGTCGATGCCCATGGCCATGAGGTGTACTACGTCGTGCCGGTGGTCGCCCGCAACGAGCTGGGCTTCGACGTCACCGCCCCGGTGATCGGCGAAGCCTTCAAGCGCATGGCCGACACCCCGGCCCAGGTGGCACGCAAGGAGGCCGCCAAGCTGGCCATGGGTGCCGAGACCGAGGAAGACGTGGCAGCGGCCCGCAAGGCCAAGGCCATCCCGTTCGGTGGCCAGCTGCAGCCCTACAAGCACATCGACGATGCACAGTTGCCGACCTTCATGCCGCGCCGTGGCACTGAGCACGAACTGGCCGCGCCTACCGTCGTCGCGCCGCCGATCAGCATCTTCGCCGCTGCCAAGCGCCTGCAGGCGCGCTTCACCGACTGGAGCCCGGAGCACTACGCCTGGCTTAGCCAGCACCACCCGGCCGGCATCCAGGAAGAAGCCCTCGACAGCGTCGAGGCCAGCCTGCGCGCCGCCTTCACCCGCCGACCAACCCTTTCCGTCGTAGGAGGTGCGTGATGCTCAAGCTCAAAGCACTGCTGCGCTACCACAACCTGGGCCAGGCCGACCTGGCCCGCGAGTTGGGCCTTAGCCGCCCGACCATTTCCCAGCTGATCAACCACAGCATGTGGCCCAAGACCATCGACCAGGCCGACCTGCGTAGCCGCATCGTCGCCTGGCTGGAGAGCTTCAACGTCACTGGCATGCAGCTGGTGGGCATTTTCGAAGAGGAGGAGAACCAGGAGCAGAACACCAAGGTGGCCGCTGGGCGCTGCAACGCCCAACGGCCTGAGCACCGCAATCCCAAGAAGCCAATCGAGGAGCCCGACACAATGCTACTACGCGCAACCAAACTGACACAGCAGGCACGCCAGCACTTCGGCATGTTCGGCGACCCGTTCGCAGACCCGCGCACCAGCGCTGATCTGTTCGTCTCGCCGGATATCCGCTACGTGCGCGAAAGCCTCTACCAGGTCACGCGCTACGGCGTATTCCTGGCGATCCTGGGCGAGTCCGGCTCGGGCAAGTCCACCATCCGCAAGGATCTGCACGAACGCCTGCGCACTGAAGACAAGCCGGTGATCGTCATCGAGCCCTACGTCATCGGCATGGAGGATGACGACTTCAAGGGCAAGACCCTCAAGGCCATGCACATCTGCGAGGCCATCCTGGCCACCGTAAGCCCCGGCAGCAAGATGCCGCGCGGCCTGGATGCCCGGTACCGCGCCGTGCACAACGTGCTGCGCGAGTCGCACCGCATGGGCAACCGCCACGTCCTGGTGATCGAGGAAGCGCACGCCATCCCGGTACCGACCCTCAAGCACCTCAAGCGCTTCTTCGAGCTGGAAGACGGCTTCGAGAAGCTGCTCAGCATCGTGCTGATCGGCCAGAGCGAGCTGGCCAACAAGCTCAGCGAGAAGCGCGCCGACGTGCGCGAGGTGGTGCAGCGCTGCGAGGTGGTGAAGCTCAACCCGCTCGACCAGCACCTGGGCGACTACCTCAAGCACCGCTTCAAGCTGATCAACAAGCCGCTGGACGAGGTGATGGACGAACCGGCCATCGAAGCCCTGCGCAGCAAGCTCACCGGTACCGGCTCCAAAGAGAACGGCTCGGTGCTGTACCCGCTGGCCGTGCACAACATGCTGGCCGCTGCCTTCAACCAGGCCGCCCTGGTCGGCGCCACCCGCCTGTCGGCGGACATCATTGCGGAGGTGTGAGCCATGGCCATCACCATCGAACAAATCATGGAGCAGGCTCAGGTGTACGCCTCGGCCTGGAGCCTGGTCGGCGGGCCGTTCGACCAGGGCAATCAGTTGGAGCAGGCCGAGCTGGAGAAGCAGGTGCTGCTGGAGATGGTCACTGCCTTCGAGGACGAAGCCCATACCGCAGGGGCACAGGAAGCGCAGCTCGACCTGGCCAAGCCGTTGATCGAGTGGCACCAGCACCGCATTGGCAACCTCGGCACGTTGCAGCAGGCAGTAGAGGGCACTGAGATCCGCCTCGGTGCGGATGATGCCAATCCCATCGTCCTGCAGGGCGCCATGCTCAAAGGTTGGCGCGTCGCCCTGGCGATCGCCGAGCAGCAGTTCGAGAAGTTCCCGCTTTCCATCGAACGCACCGCCCCGGCCAGCGACGAGGAGGAATGACCATGCGCGCACCCAACGTCATCCCGCTCAGCGCGAAGATCGCCGCCGAGATCTCCATCCAGCACGCGCTGCCCATGTGCACCGTGCTGACCCCTGAACTGGCCGACAAGCTGCGCGCCCTCAACGACATGACCCGCCGCCTGCGCGCGGCGGGCGTGCGCATCGAGGCCGCATCGCCGCTCGACGGCAAGATCTTCATCAACGCCGAGGACTCCGATCAGCTCGCCGCATCGTTCAAGCACGAATGGCGCGGCGTGAGCTGGAGCACCAAAGGCGTCCACACCATCAACAGCGTCCGCCTCGGCGGCTGCTGCATCTGCTGGCTTACGCCGGTGAAGGAGCAGGAGTCATGAGCGCCAAACCGATTACCGCAAAGATGTTGGCTCAGCGGCTTGGCACCGTTGCCCGTGAACTCGGCTGCGAGACTGACGCCATCGAGGTGCATGCCAGCATCGCGGGCTGCCGCATTCCGCTGCACAGCACCACCTTCCAGGTCGACGACGACGGCACGCTGCTCTTTCTCAACGGCTTCGAGAGCTTCCTCGACACCATGCGCGCCGAGATGAAGGAAATGGAGCAGTGCCTGCAGAACGAGAGCCAGCGCTACAACCAGCTCCACATGGCGCTGCACCACCTCACCCAGACCAGCAACCTGCTCTGCACTCAGATCGCTGTGATGTGCGAGGCCCATATGGCCGGCGATAACGCGCTGGTCATGCGCCAGGTCGAGCAGTTCACCCAGGCCTACCGCGCCAACCTCAAGCCCGCTGACGGGAGGGTGCATTGATGAACAGCATGACCAAGTCCGCCGTACAGCTAACCGTCGAACGCCGCCTGCGCGAAGCCCTGGAGCTGCTCAAGCGCGGCGCCGGCTACGCATCGGCCTACCCGAGCATTGGCGGCCACAAGCTCAACGACGAGATCTGCCAGTTCCGCCGCCAGGTGCAGGCCGAGCTCGACCACGCCACCCAACAAGCCGAGGAAGAGACCCATGGCTGATACTGCGATGAACTATGACCCGAACCTGGTGCTGTGCGGGCGCAGAGCAGTACAGACCGTTCGGCTCACATTTGGGGTATGGGATTACCGGGCAGTTATGGAGGTCGATGTCGGCGGCAACTGCACCGGGCTGACCGTAATCGACTGCGCTGTCGGAATCGCTTACGACCAGCTGGAACAGCGCAGCATCTACGGCAGCGATGACACCTATGCCGTCATTACCTTGGCCAAAGCTGGTGAAGCCGAGGCCGACATGGAGTGCGAAGACGACGAGGGACATGGCGAGGAATGGCTAAAGGACATGCTGATCGCCGCTGAAATTACCGCTATTCGCCCGAAGGAGGCATCCCATGGCTGATACCAACATCCCCGCCGGCTTCGTCAAGAACGCGGTCGGCCACCTCGTGCCGGAGCACCAGGTGCGCGAGCACGACAAGCTGCGCGACCAGGTCGCCGGCGATCTCGCCAAGCAGGCCGTGGCCATCAGCGAGGCCCTGGCCGCCTTCAAGGCCAAGGCCCTGGGCGATATCGCCGACCTGATCGCCATCTCGGCCGAGAAGTACCAAGTCAAGCTCGGCGGCAAGAAGGGCAACGTCTCGATCGTCACCTACGACGGTCGCTTCAAGATCGAGCGCGCCATGGCCGAGCGCATCACCTTCACCGAGGAGATTCTCGCGGCCAAGGAGCTGATCGACCAGTGCATCCGCAAATGGAGCGAGGGCGCCGACCAGCACCTGCGCATCCTGGTCGACCGCGCGTTCCGCGCCAACCGCCAGGGCCAGATCAAGACCGGCGACGTGCTCAGCCTGCTGCGAGTCGAGATCGAAGACCCCGACTGGCAGCGCGCCATGGAGGCCCTGAAGGATTCCATCCAGGTCAACGGCACCGCGGTGTACATCCGCGTCTACCAGCGCGTCGGCAACACCGACCGCTACGACCCCATCAACCTGAATATCGCGGCGGTGTGAGATGGCACTTCTTCACGGCAAAGACACCGAAACCACCACGCTCCTGCACGTCATCCAATCCGCAGAAGCCAGCGAAACCAAGCACTTCGACCTGATTCGCCTGGAACTCGACAGCGGGCGCGAGCTGATCCTGGCCGCCATCCTCGATGACGACCTGGACGCCACCGGCCGCATCCTCGAAGGCCTCCAGGATCTGCAGGGGGCATAACGTGGCACTCGGCGCCCTGGCCATGGAGGCCGTCGAACGGGCGAGAAGGAAGATCCGCCGGCGGGAGGCCTGCCGCAACAAGCAGTTCTGGTCGGCCGAGGAGGAGCAGCTGCTGCGCGACCGTTATGCAGATGAGCTGACCGAGGTGCTCGCCGGCGAACTTGGGCGCTCGGTATCCAAGGTGCTCGCAAAGGCCAACAAGATGGGGCTGCATAAGTCCCAGGCGTTCATCGAGAAGCACTGCCGAAACCTCACCCCAGAGACTGGCGCAGCGTTCAGGTTCCAGAAGGGCCACACAACCTGGAACAAGGGGCTGAAGGGCTGGAAGGCCGGAGGCCGCGCCAAGGAAACCCAGTTCGGCAAGGGCCACATGCCGCATAACTGGGTACCGGTAGGCACCGAGCAGATCCGCGATGGCTACCTATGGCGAAAGGTCACCGATACCCGTCATCGCAGCGACTGGAAACAGGTGCACGTGATGCTGTGGGAGGAGCACAACGGCCCGATACCCAAGGGCCTGATCCTCTGTTTCAAGGACGGCAACAAGCAGCACATCGCCCTGGACAATCTGGAGCTGCGCACCCGTGCGGAGCACATGCAAAAGAACACCATCCATCGCTACCCGCCAGAGCTGAGAGACGCAATCCGCACGGTAGCCAAGCTCAAACGCACCATCAGAGAGGTTGAGCAAGATGAAGAACAAAATTGAGGATCTGCGTAATCACCTGTTCGAGACCATCGAAGGCCTACTCGACAAGGAGGAACCGCTCGACATCGAGCGTGCAAAGGCCATCGCGCTTGTTGGCACTGTGATTGTTGAGTCCGCCAAGGTCGAAGTGAAAGCCCTGGAGCACCTCGGCGGCATTGCTGGCAGCGGCTTCCTGCAGATCGATCACGAGGGTAAATAGATGTCGATCTCGAAAGGCGTACTCAGCAAGATCCACATCGCCAAGGGCCAACTGGGCATGGACGACGACAGTTATCGCGCGCTGCTGCGCCGCGTGGCGGGCGTCGAGTCGGCAAAAGACCTCAACTCGCGCCAGGCCGGGCGCCTGATGGTCGAGCTGGAGCGGCTCGGGTTCAAGCCGCAGCCCAGCAGCAAGGCCAAGGGCAAACCGCACAACGCCCAGCAGCTCGGGCCGCGCATCGACAAGATCGAGGCCCAGCTCGCTGACATGCGCCTGCCTTGGGCCTATGCCGACGCGCTGGCCCGGCAGATGTTCAAGGTTCAACGGGTGGCATGGCTGAAAAAAGCCGAGCAACTCGACGCTCTGATCGCTGCTCTGCACGTCGAGCAGGAAAAACGCCAGTTGCTCAACCAGGTGGAAGACCTCTGCAAGCGCCTCGGGGTGGACACTCCAGAACGCATGGAGGGTTTGGAAGCACTGCCCGAGGGGTGGCGCAGGCAGCGTCCAATCCTCAAGGCCCTGGTGGATGCCCTGAATGCAGTGGTCAACGCGCAGGAGGGCGACTGATGCAGCTGCAATGCCCATGCTGCGGCGAGCAGTTTCCGATCGAGGCCGGCTTCGCAGACGCGGACGGCAAGAAGCTGGCGGCAATGCTCGCCGGCCTCGATCCGAAGCTGGGCCGGGCGGTGCTCAACTATCTGCGCCTGTTCAGCCCGGCAAAGCGCGGCCTGCGCATGACCCGCGCTATCAAGCTGCTGGAAGAGCTGCTCGACCTGGTCAACGCCGGCACGGTGCAAAAGGACGCCCGCACCAACGACACCAAGCCAGCGCCGCCCAGGATCTGGACGGCCGGGATCGAGCAGATGCTGATCGCCCGCGATCGCCTGTCGCTGCCACTCGATAACCACAACTACCTGCGCACGGTGGTCTACGGCATCGCCAGCGACCCCGTCCAGGTGCAAGCCGCCGCGCCGGCCAAGCCGCCGCGCGCGGCTGCCAGCGCGCAACAGATCCTGCAGGACGCCATCGGCCGCATCGAAGCCGATCGACGGCTCGGTCTTATTAATGAAGAGGAAGCAGAACGCCGCATCGCAGCGGCAAGGGGGAACGCATGAGCACCAAGCCGACTGCTATGGCACAGAAGCGCCACGAACTACTCAGCGATATCGCCGACCACGTTGCGGCGGTGGTTTCTGAGCACGGTGTAGACGCGAAGATCGCCGAGCAGGCCGGCGCGGCGGTGGTCGAGCATCTGTCCAACACCTGGGCGGGAAGCTGTGTCACGTTCCCGAAGGACTTCCGCTGGCGAATCACCCAGCGGGATCTGGAGATCCTGGGCAAATTCAACGGCCGCAACCACCACGCGCTGGCCGTTGAATACGACATGACAGAGAATGCGATCTACAAGCTGCTCAAGAGAACGCAGGACAGGAAGTTCGACCAGGACCAGCACAAGATCGACTTCGGCGACGGCCTGTAACTAACTACTAGGAGGACAGGTAAATGGGAAGGCGTTCTACTGTCGAGAGGCTACCAGCAGACATACGGGCTCAGTTCATTGAGCACGTACGCCAGAATCCTGGCTGGACCCTAGATTCACACGTTGAGTGGTTTTCGGAGCGTGGCTATACCATGGCCCGCTCATCCATTCATCGCTACATCTCAGGTTCTATTGAGAGGCCTTCGGTAGATCACCTGGATACACTAGATGCAGATCTGCGTATGCGGGCTTTGGAAGTGGCATCTAGCATCTATAAAGGAAGCGATCCCCAGGAGCTGATATCGACCGCTGAAGATCTTTTGGCGTGGGTTGAGCAGCCCTCCTAGCCGTTACCATAGTGGCAACGGCTTTTCCCTTCTCGTTCAGATATATTCCCTTTCGTTCCTCCAAATTCCGCCTTTTTCGCGCTTTCCCTGTAATCTTTTTCTCAAGCCTGCACATAACGCAGTGATGGCAACGCAGGTAGTTTTTAGAGGTGCCGTACAGGGAGGTGTAC